TTTTTGGTTTTGCCTCGCATCTTGCCAGTTTTTTCTATTTTCTTAATGGCATCCATGGGGCTTATTTTTCCCTTTTGAACCCTTCTAAGCGTCCTATTTAAGTTAACTTCCTCAAGCTTATCCTCATCGTCTTCTTCTTTCAGATAGCGATAGGAATAAGAAAGATCTTTGTTTAAACCAGAAGTATACGATTTAAGCTTATCAACCAATTCTTGTGCGTGTGCAGTCTCAATTGTTCCTTGCTTGTGAGCGGAATCAACAGCATCGTACAGCAAATAGAGAGCAACAGCCCCTGCTTCAAATTCCTGTTGGCTTTCATTGTTAGGGAATTCATCAAAGCCTTCAATATCTTTTAGACTCTGAAAAGTTTTATTAAATTGTTCATCTGCGGCGGCATCCAAGGACGCTTGCAATTCTTCTCTTTCTGCGCTAGCGCCAGTGCCTTTGCCAAGTCGTACTTTGCTCAACATATGCTTCGCCTTCTCCCACATGCCTTCCTCAATTAATCTTGGATCCGGAACGGGGCGCCCAAGCTTTTTCTCTAAAAGATGTTTGATCACTAAACTATCAAAATCAGTTCGTTGGGCTTCTGCCAAACGACGATGGGTCGATATCGATTCTTCTAGCTTGAAAGTCGTAATCTCTTCTTGCATAAGCTCCAGAACTCTTTGCCTGCCAATGTTTCTCTTTTTACGCATTATCGTAATCTCCTAAAATGTTGTTTAATAAGCGGTTGATTTTGTCTGCTTTAGTAAATATGTTTGATTCTTTTAAATTCTTTGCTTCCGACATCATAAATGCGCCGGGGGTTGATGGTTCCGAAACAAAATCAAAGCAGATCAATTGAAAGTCATCCTCCACCATTGTAGCACCACTGCCCTCACTAACAGAGCCCATCCCACGTGAAGAGATGCCAAGCTTAACGCCCGACTCTACCAGTGAGCGAAGAATCTTTCCGGAAGGGGTGTTTAAAACTTTTACTTTACCCATCACACTCTTGTCTTCCATCCAAACGGAAGTAACCATATGTGATGCGTTCTTGAGGTTGATAACTGAATCATCTGGGTGATCTAATTCTCCCAGTGCTCTATTTTCTTTTACGAGCTTTTGGTAGTTCTTTACTTCTCTCATCAAAGTTTTGTAAGGATAAACACGACCATTGCCGTTTTGAATATCAGCTTCTTGTAGTTTACCAGAAAGCATCATGCCGCCGTTAGATACAAATCTCTTTTCATCTTCTGTCAAGAGATCTTGGCAAACGCCACCATCGCATAGTTCGTAGTATTCTCGTAAAAGTACCTTACTCATTTTTTCTTTCCTAAAACCTTTTTTAGTTCCTCTTCCATAATCCGCTTAAACAAAGACTCTTGAAACGCTGAAAGATCATATTCCTCTTCTGGAGCGGGTCCAGCTTCTCTACCTTCGAACCCTTCTTCTGCCTCCGGAGGAAGCTTGAAGATCTTCATCTTCTTTTCATTATCAGTCAGTTCGTTGTACTCCTCAATGGGCATCGGGTTGGCATCCTCGGGAGGAACGGGCCATCCATCTTCTTCTACCTGAATTCTTCCTGTCCATCTCGCGCCGGGATAAAGAGATTCACCAGTATCGCGCAAATCTCGGGATGCTTGTAGTTCTCTGGTTCTCTTCTTCTTTCTCATAGTGTCCTCAAAGCCCATATACACGCTTCCTTTATCAAACAACCAATAGCCTCCCCAGCTACGATCATCATTTTTCCGCTGTGCATGTTTCCCAATTCGACCTAGTTCAAGATCCCAGTCTTTTTGTGATGGTCCATAGTCCCATTCTTCTTGTTCTTTCGCTCTTGCGGCGGCTTTGGCTTCTCTTTCTTGCGGCGAAAGTTCGGGCGCTAGCGAAGTGTTGTCACCCCAACGAAGCGGTTGGTCGGTGTGACTGCGCCTCTCTCCAGTATACGGATCGGGCCCCCACGGCTTGCGTTGCTTTCGCTCCTCGTTCAAGATAGATTCTATCTCTTCTTTGACAATTTGTTTAAGGTGTGATTTTGCGATTTTCATTTTGTTATTCTTTCCTTTATGCGGCTGGTGTTACGTCTGGCGTTGTGGCGGTGGCGCCTGCACCTTTGCCCGTGCCGGATATCAAATCCATAATCATCTTCTTAAGAAACGCTTGTACTGCTGGATTTTGAAGTGCTGTCATAATCACTGCAGGTACCGCTTCCTGTACTAATTCTTTTTCTTGTAGCTGAGTATTTTGCTCCGCTTTTACGGTCTCTAGCTCTTCCTTAATAATTCTTTCTAAATCTCTTCTTGATACTTTCATTGTAGTTAACTCCCTTTGCAGCATCGTCGGACTGGCTGCAGCATCCATTTATTTGTCCAAGTGTTATTCATTTTTTACCTCTACCGTTTTAAATAGTTTAATACCTTCATCTCCGAATGTCATATTTAATATATATGATGTTCCCGAAGAGATACATCCTAAAATCAAAAAATTATCAACAGATATATCAAAACTAAATAGTTCTGTAAATGGAGAAAGAAACATTAAAAGTGCTCCAACCCAAAATCCCATACACATAGAACATTTAAACAGTTCTCCTAGTTTTCCTTTTGTAGGTCGCCATCCATTAAAAATGCTGCCGTATACCAATATTTGAGTTATGCCATAAGCTGCGAGTATAAAGTATAAAAGTTCCACTGTTTTTCCTAAATTGTATATAAGTAATTCAAAGCATACGGATCTCTAACAAATCCCTTTCTCAAGGAACCTTGATCGGCCTTTTGCGGAACATCGCCAAGCTCTGTTGAGTCTTCTTTATCGGGATGTAGAAGTTCTTCATCGTCCATAGAAATAATCGCCTCAGTTGCCTCAAAATATGGACGCTCTTCTTCGATAAATCTAGAAATATTAATAAGAGCCATTTTTGGCGTGCTTAACTCTTCAGACGAAGCGGGCTCCATTTCGCCCTCTATCGAGCCATAAAAAGAACCAGCATGAATTGATTCGGGAATTACAAGACCCTTCTTGTGAAGATATGTAAATAATCTATTTTGGGCGCCATACGTCAAATCAGACATCGTTTCTTTTGGAAAAGTTATAACTTTGTTTTTCCCAGCAGATAGTACAATGTCGATATCGCCATGATCGAAAATCATAAGATCGCCGCCCATGCTCTTACGAACATTTAAATCTAACGTAACTTTAGCCGAAGTAGGCTTGCCAATTTTAATTGTTATCGGCATTGGGATAAATTTCCTTTACAAGTTCTTGTGTCTTCATAATTGTTAAAAGAACACCTTCATTAACATCTTCTTCTACAAATGAGTTCAGACGCTCGATAACATTTTTCGTTTTGTTAAGCATGTCTTGGTCGGCTTTTATCTCATCTGTGTTTTTTGCTTTCTCCAACAAGCTCTTAAGCCTCGGAATCTCTTCGTTTAAAAATAGCTTAAGCTCCAAAGCGTTATCAGCAAATGAAGAAACATAATATGTTAAAAGTTCTTTTTGTTCTTTCAAGAGTTCATTGTCATATTTCTCATTAAATTTCTTAGCAAACGTTTTATAAACGATGCCATCGATTTGCTCGCTATTTTCGATACCCGGAAGTCCAACAATCATCTTTTCAATTATTTCATTCTCTAGAATAACTTGATTTTTTGGTGAAATCTTATCAGAAAAAATTTGCATAATGGTTGCCAGTGATTTGTAATTTGGTACAAAATTGCCAAATACAGAAGACGAGGCTTCTTTATTTACATCATGAATAAGCTTCGTCTGTTGTTTAAACAGCCCGCTTGGATCAATAAGCCTTTTCTGAAGTTTGGCTTCTCTTAATATCTTTTCTGCTGTCTGCTTATCTAGGTTTTGATTTTCACTTAAAGAGCGGTAACAATCCAAATCTTTTCTCAATACACTTCCAGGTTTGAAATGTTTTTTTATTATTTTAATTGCTTTGTCTCTTCTTTCTGAATCGTTTTTTAAGATTGCAACAGTAGCTTCTTTAACAAGGGCTTCGTAAACAAATGCTGTATTACGTTTCTTGTTGTGTTTTATCTTCATCTTTTTGCTCCGTTATTAAGTCTTTACTCTCCAGTTCTTGAATTAGAGTGCGAACAGATTTACTAATCGTAAACAATTGATCTTCCTCTATTTGTTCTCTCAAACTATAAGTAGATTCGTCTTGCTCGTAAATACCCTCTCCCATGGGGACAATTCCTTTCCCCAAGGATCTAAGGCCATCAGCGTACCCTGGCATTGTATTCCTAATCGTACTGCTCGCCTTCTCTTTCGAATACTGAGATGCCCACGAACGCTTTCTTGCGCCGGCATCTCTCTTGTCGTAATCTACAGGGTGATAAACCTTACCTCTCGCTCCCGGTGTCAAACGTGGAGCTTTACGCGATCCAGGGGGAACTGCTAAGAGTGCGGATTCGTCGCCCCCTCCCTCAACCTCAGCCGGTACTTCTGGGGCGCCGGCTTCAGCAGCAGGCATCTCTTCGGGGCCACCCATGGCGCCCATGTCCATGCCGCCCATGTCACCGCCACCCATGTCGCCGCCAGCTGCAGCGGCTGCGCCTTCTGCTGCTGCAGCTTCAGCAACTTGCTGTAATGCTGCATCATGAATACGATCATAATACATTTCTCTTTGATTGCGGATAAACTCTTCATGAGACATTCCAAACATATGTTCGGCAACCCAACGGCGTGAGAAGTAGCCCTCTGTTGCTCCACCAGCAGTATCAAATTTTGTCTTCCAATGTTCAAGCTCTTGAAGCTCAGCGATCCTAGAAGGATTATTAAGGCTTAGCTGAAAAGATAGCAAATCATCTCCCCTGAAGCCCAACGTATATAAATGGATAATACCAATTTTTGTTAGCTCTGCAACCACCACACGTTGAAGACGTTGGATGGTTCTAGCAAAACGAATATCTTTTTGAGCTAGTGTGGTTTTATCTTCTTCTGCTCCCTCTCCCATTGTAAGATATGATTGCGGGATTTTAAGCGCAGAGAACAATTTATCGCGAAGATATTTAACATCGTCAATCTGTGTAGTGTTTGCGCCACCTGCAAGATTTGTGATGTCTGTTGCTGAGCCAGCGCGGACGGGAATAAAATAATCTTCCTCAATGCTCATTGGATTATAACGAAGATCAATTCTACCGGTGGAAGGATCTACAACACTATGTCGCTTAAGTTGAGTAACAATTTTTTCCATATATTGTTCAACTTCTTGGGGGGGAATCGCACCAACGTCAATCTTGAACAATCTTCTTTCAGAAGAGCGAATGACACGATATGCCATCATAGCATCTTCCATAAGTGTTAGCTGACGCCAGATGCGACGGGCCGGCTCCAGAATTGATGTTCCATATGGAGCATACTTGTCATTTCCCAAAATACGAAAATGAGAAATTTGCCAGTTCTCAAATGTCATACCAGCAGAGTTCCATTGATATTGAACATAATTCGGATTCGTGCTGTCCATTCCTTCTAGTCTTTCAACTTCTTGAGGGGGCAAAGCAATAACCGACTTGACGCCATACTTTTCATCAATATCCAAATACAAAAAGAAGTCGCCATACTTAGACATTGTACGACACCATCCAAATAAATTATATTCAAGATTTAAGACACTTTTGTAAAGTACATCCAACACAGCCCTCAATTCTTCATTGGGGCATTTAATATTAAGCATCGGCCTAAGCTCTGAATATGTTGTCATTTCGTCTGCATAAATATCCATTGTCGATGCAATCTCTGGAGTGTACTCCATTTGATCAAAATCAATATATCTTTCAGAACGTCGCTGACTGGCAATAGCATTCGAGGCAATAACATCCAGTGGGTTATATAACGT